GATTTCCAAGGCCATGCGTTTTTTAACCATTTAAGCATTTTCAGGCTCCTCTTGAAAGCAAATATCTTGCCAGCTCATGACTAAGTATTTAACGCCATCCTCAACATAAGGGAAGTATTTAAGATACTCCTCGCCTTTGTCATCGTTCATAGTGCCAAAGCGAACTCTAGCTCCTACTTGAATAGGCATATCTTCTCTGCGACCACCTGATAATTTCTTGCCAGGGCCTACAGCTATGACTGTACCCATGTTTTCTACTTCTTTGTTATCAACAAAAATAATGCTAGAAAGCTCACGAACATCAGGTTTTACAACGATTTTATCGGCTAAAGGCTTTAAATTCATGCTTTTCTTGGCCTTCCTGGTTTCTTTTTGTCAGAAATCAATACTGGTTCAGTTATAGACCAAACCATTGCCTCTAAAGCTTCGCTTTCGGCTATGCGCCATTCGCCACACCAATCGTCATTGGATTTATTAACGGCAGAAGGGAATCGCTTACAGATCCCCATGCGTTCACCTACAACGAAAAATAAGCAACTTGCACAATTATCCATGATTTGCATATTCTCTATGGTATTTGTTTCTAGCTTCTATAGCAACAAGCTCTGCAAGCTCTAAATCTTTGAATAAACCTATTAACTTTCTAGTTTTATTTGCTTGAACTCGAACCATCCATGATTTATGCCTTTTTGAATAACTAACATTTTTTACACCAGAAGTATTTGTAGACTTTCTTTTGGCATTATGAGCATTTTCATCAAAAGATGCTTCTCTTAAATTTTCAATCCGATTGTCAGTTTTAATGCCATTTATATGGTCAATAATGCTGGGTTTATACCCATGATGCATAATAAATACAATTTGATGTTCAAGATAAGGTTTTTGATTAACCTTTATCTGTCTATAACCATCTTTTCTTGTAAATCCAGCTTTTTCGCCTTCATAAACGCAATTAGCAGTCCTTATTTTTCTATAAAGACTGCCTTTAGAATATTCAAACAAATTGCACAAATATTCTTTGCTAAGTATAGTTTCGGTAGCCACTTTGTATCTCCGATTTACATTGTTGGTTAGAAAGCCTTGGGAGGTCACGCACCCAGGGCTTTCGCATTACATAGGATCTTTTTCGTATTTATCTTCTACGCCATAAGCTGTGCGCTTATGCTCATAGCAAACACCAGCAGTACGACCTGTGTTGAACTCTTTGTCAGAGCCAATAGCATCTTCTTTGCCCATTGCTACACCGCCACGAACTGCTTTAGCATGACGTTCGCCTTTAGTATCGGCTGCATCAGCACCTTTTGGAACTACTACACCTTTGGCTGGTACACCTTTGGTGCTATTTGGATCAGTTGTTTTGCCCATTGCCATTTTCATTTTCCTTTTGCAAAAGAAGCTACAAATCGTAGCTCCATTAATTTTATGAGGTTCTTACTCTATGTCAAGCATTTTAATTAATCGAATAGCTGCATCAACTGAGTCTATTCGGCTAACTGCTCCACCTCTCCATTCTTGCATAAATTTAATTTGTGGATCGGTAAATGTACCTTTTATTGCTTTTATCTCAACCAGTACACTTTTACCCCTATAACCGATAAGCAGATCAGGGCAACCTCTCCCAACAGTAGAGAGATTAAGAACGCTACAGCCAAGGGCAATAAAAGTATGCACAAGCTGTTTTTGGTTTTCATCCACTCTTTTCTTGTAATAAGTCATTTGTTTTTTCTAAAAGATCTTCTTCGCTGTACGACCAATACCTAGCAAAAGCTTTTTTTCCCAGTTGATGTACCGCATTATCTCCAAGCCTATGATGATGAGCACAAAGTCCTATTGCTGGTGCTAGGCTACGTTTACCGCCAAATCGCCTTATATGGTGAATTTCAACTGGAGAATCGTCTATTTCCCTTACAGATAACTGCCGACATAATATGCATCCTAACCTGGCTAGTTTTGAATAATGATCTTTTTTGGCTTTTGTAGTCATTAAAACAATTCAGTTAAATCCACATATTTAAATAAATGCTTTGGAACATCATAATAAAGTTCATGCTTATTATCATCTTTCATTTCCCAAAATGGAAAAGCTAAAGCAGTTAATCCTTTAATCCAGTAAGCATGAGTCATATCTTGATTTAATGCAAAAAACAAGGTTTTAGGCACTTCTAACATATGTTTTTTACGAACTGGCACATGGATAGTATCAAAAGGGCAGTACGGATTCCATTGCCTTACTTCTACTTCAGCAAATCCTATAGGATTATCCCCTTTGTGAATGATTAGGTCTGTGCCGTAAATATTAGGATTATCTAAAGCTGTAAAACCCCATTTCATAGAAATCCATTCAGCTACAGCAGCTCTAGCTGGTGGATCGTATTTATCATGAAGGGCTTGATCAAACTTTTTAATCCGCATGAGCAATATCTTCTAGCTTTAAAGCAGTTTCTACAAAAGAATTGGCAATTTGATAAGCTGTGGCTCTATCTTGAGCAATCATGGCTTTGTAGTATTCGTCTAAAAGACGTTTTGCATCTAAAAATGGTTGGCTAAAATCTTTCATTTACATATTTCCTTGTCTGCGATTAGAAGATAAAGTGCGCCAAATATCAATAATCCGCATTTCATGATTGCGTTCATTGTCTATTTTCTTAAATTGCTTTAAAGCTTCAGTCCAAGCCAATACCGCCTGTGCGTATTTATCGCTTGATAGAGCCTTTGCTTCTCTTTCGGCTACTGTGCCATCAGCTAGTAGGAAAGAATGGCTCTTGGCTTGTTTTAAGCCTTCCTCAAGGTATTTAACTTGACCAGCCCAAGCTGCATGAGATTCGTCTGTAGAAGAAAGCTTAATTAGGGCTTCTTCTACCCTGTTTTCAGTTAATTGTTCAAGATTCATAGCCATTGTCCTTTGATTGTTCCTCTGTTGCCTTTTCGCCATTGTTCTGCCATGTCGAACTGGATTTGATGGAGTCTTGGCGCAAATTTTGGGTTAGATAACAACTTTCGTATTTCTCCAAGGCCGAATCTATGCCTGATTGAAAGCAAAAACCTAACTTCGCATTGGTGTCGGTATTTTTCACTTTTAGTGTCCATTCCTAATCCGCTTATCCCTAAACTCCTGAACAAACTTCCTCATTTCCTGATAACTATTGAATCTTGCTCTACTGGGATCACCTCCACATTCAATCCGATAAGCTTGCTCAATCTGAGCATCAGTACCTAAAGGCATTAGCTTTTCTTCAGAAGCTTGCTCAATTACCACCTCATCTAGCCAATGCTGACCTTTTAACCAGCGTTCAGGATCTTTACGAAATTTGTTATCAGGCTTGGCTTTTTTGTCTGCTTTAGCCTTTTCAACAATTTTTTGTAATAAATCGTCTTTGAAGGTTATTTTTAACCATGCCTTCAATGAATTTGGTTTGCCTACTTTTTTATCATAAGCATCCCAAAATAAATCAAAGCCGACAGGCATAGGTTTTATATTAGAAGATGAAGATGAAGATGAAGATGAAGGGGTTATAATTTGTTTAACCTTTAAGTTAACCTTATGCTTAACCTTAAGATTAGGGTTTCCACCAAGCTTACCGCCCTCAGCCCTTTTGTTTCTAAGCACTTCATCCCTAATCATTCGCTTTGAATAAATAGAACCACCAGAATCAATTTCATAAACACCAGCATCATTTAATTCGTGCAAATAACCTTGAACTTCATCTAAGGTTAGACCAACCATTCTAGCAAGGTTTTGAGGAAGGATAACCTTATTGTTAACCTTTAAATAACCATAAGGAGAACCTTCGTGCATATAGCAAATCATATCAATCCATAATCCACGAGCTGCTACAGAGCAAGTCCTTAATGCTGTATCTCTTAGCCAATCGCTTGGATAAAACTGAAAAGATGGTCTTTTCATTTTGTTTTTCTTCCTTTGTGATGCGTATTAAATAATGGTCTTAATCTATAAATAAGGCGAACTTCACGCATAGCCCATTCACCTAATTTTTTAGTAGCCCTAAATTTGACTGTTATCACAGTTGAATTAGGAATATCTTGCCAAGGCGTATGTATATTTTTTGCATATCCATAACGAAAAGAATGACCTGAAAATCTATTTTTTAAATTATTGGTTGATCCGATATAAACCAAAGCATTATCAAAATAAACCGCATAAACACCTGGTATGTAAGGCATCTTTTCTTTGTTATTCATCAAATCGTAAGATTCCCAAACCATTTTTAACCCTTTGCGAAAATGTCAGGTCTTAGCATTTCTCTAGTAATTCGACCATTTGACAGCTCCTCAATTCTTCTAACGTGCTTAATTGGAATGTTTGTTCTAGATTTCCACTGATAAATTGCTGTTTCCCTTATGCCTAAAAGGATAGCCAGCTTGTAAAGCGTTCCAAATTCCGTCTTTAATTCAAGAAAAATATCCATAAAATCTCCTTTGTTGGGCTATATTACCACATATTACCACTCAAAATACTAGGGAAAGTCCTAATAAAATATTTTATTAAAAGTGTTGTTAAGTGGTTTTTTAGTGTATAGTGGAGTCTAGTTCAACAAGTGATGAAGGGAAATAACATGAAACAAATAATTGATTTTGTAGGTGTAGCAGCTCTTGGTGTAGTTTTAGGCTTGATGTTTGCTTATGCTCTTTTAGGAAAGTTTTAATCATGGGAATGAATAGAGCTGATGCTTACTACGAGCCTGATGATTACGATGATCGTTCTGATGAAATTGAAGAACGTACTTGGCAACTTCTAAAAGTTGGTGGCAAATTTGACTATAGAACTTCAGGGGCTATTTCTGAAGCTTTAAGTGAAATGGGAATTGATGATTCTCAGGCCCTTCAAGATGCTATTGATTCAGGTGATTATGAGCAATTAGGTAGAAAACTAATTTCAATGGCTTGTGAATACATGGAAGGCCATGCCAAAGAAGTAGCTGAATTTGAAATTAACGACTAAGGAAAAGTGATGACTAAATTTTTAGAACTACGCAAAATCAACGTAAATGAGCATACCGAAAAGAAAGGTAAATTTACATATCTAAGCTGGTCATGGGCCGTTGATCAGCTCCTCCAGCAAGACCCAACAGCTACATGGACTTATGGTGATCCAGTTTACTTTGCTGAAACCTTAATGGTCTTTTGCTCAGTAACGGCTTTTGGCAAAACTATGACAGCTCAAATGCCTGTCATTAATAATCAAAACAAAGCTATTGCTAATCCTGATGCAATGGCAGTAAATACAGCAATGCAACGATGCCTGGTTAAAGCTATTGCTTTGCATGGTCTGGCTTTGTATATCTATTCTGGTGAAGATCTTCCTGATGAAGATGTACCTGATTTGACTGTATTAGCAAAAGAATGGGCAGCAGAAATCAATGTATGCAAAACCATTGACGATTTAAAACAAGTTTATGGAACAGCTTATTCTGCTGTAGCTAAAGACAAAAATGCCGTTCAAATAATTGCTAATGCAAAAGACCTACAAAAAGGCATTTTAATGGCATTGCAATCATGACCTGGGCAGATAAAGTAGCCATAGCTACGTTGGTTATAGCTTCAGTAATCCTAATGTCCGTAATTCGTTTAGCTATTCGTTTGGGGGGCATATGAACAAACCAGTAGCGTGGATGTTTGAAAAAGATGGTGCATATATGTGCATTAAACACGACAACAAAGTTAATTATGATGGCGGTATTCCACTCTACATTCATCCAGCAAAAGAACTACACCTATCACTTCAAAAAAGTAAAGAAACAGGTGAACTACTAGCTGTTACTTATACAGATGATGAGCATAGGATTGTGGAAGTGTTATGGAAAAAACCACCAGCGAAGACACTAACAGATGAGGAAATTAAAAGTGTTATGGCTCTAGATGAATGTTGGATTGGTGAAGATTGCAGCATGCCAAACATGATTGCATTTGCTAGAGCAATACTAAGAAAGGCACAAGAGAAATGAAAGTAAAAACAACATTTATTGATGGTAAAGCAGAAATACAAATATTTGCCGAAAACAATTGGGAAGAACGATTACTTGGTGCAAGTTTTGAAGATGGAAAAATGAATGTAGAAGTTTACAGAGAATCCCATATTTCATATCAAGATTGCAAATGGGTTAGGTTAAGAAAGGCACAAGAGAAATGACTACTTTTACAACAGAAGATAGGATAGCTGTAGAACAAGGCACTCCAGAGTGGCATCAGATGCGCCTAGGCAAGGTTACGGCTTCTAGAGTAGCCGACATATTGGCTA